TGACAAGTAACAGGAGTCAAACTGATTTCAGGTTTTTCTTGGAAGAAAACATCAACAGAGGAAATGAACACACCAGTTTGATCGTCAACAATAAAGGACTGAGCCAAAGGATCAGTATATCCACTTATTGTGGGATCACTCGTAGATACATTATCAATACTAGTATTAGTACTGGTTGAAGTTTGTTGTCTCTCTTCAAGGAAAGAGTCATCAACTGAAACTTCAGTATTACTAAGAGACAAAGTTGTTTCCTGAGTAGTATCAATACTACCTTGAGAGTAGAACGTAGTTTCAGCAGATGTAGTATAAGTACCCTCAACACTACTATTAGTTGGACTACCAGTCAGTCTCATTCTGTTCTGACCAGTTTCAAATGTTGGGTTACTGGCATCATTTGTAGGAGGAACTTGGAAGTTGTAAATTAAAGTTCCGAGTCTATCTGCGATGAGTCTATTATTTGTGATAGTAGCTTCTGCACCACTAGACTGACCTCTCAAAATCATGGTTTCTGCAATAAAACCTTCAAACTCAGGTTGCTCCATATCTTGGAGTGAGTTTGTATCAATATTCAAGATAGTAGAAGTCTCAGAGTACTGAGAAGGAATAGTCAGTTCTCTATTGTATGGGTTGGAATCAAATCTATCACTTGGATTATTGTATGGACCATACTTGTGGTTGGGTGATGCAACTCTGAATGTAATAGCAGCAACAGTACCTTCTGCTATATCTTCGTTATCCTCAGCGATTGGCATCGTACCAACAACAGTTTCACCAACTTGGAATAGACCAGAGGTCATTTCAATTTCAAGAAGTTTGGAGAAACAGAACTTGTTGACATCCACACTATCAAAGAAAGTATAGAGTCTTGAATAGGGTTTCAAGGAAGTACCCGTACACATGATATTTCTGGATCTCATGAAGTAGAGAATTTCACGACTTACGACTCTCTCACCCAAAGATTCTGTATCGATTCTTTCTGTGACAATAGTTTGTGAACCTTGTCTTGATTGATTAAGAGTAATCGTTTCAGTTGTCGTTGTCGATGTAACTGTAGTATCTGAGGAAACAGATACTTGGAACTGAGGAGCAGTTTCAACATCTCTACCATCAAACCAACCGTTCGGTTGAATTGTATCAAACTCTTCCTGTGTACCCAGACGAGTACCTGAATTAGTACTAGTACTTTGACTAGTGCTACTGCTACTTGATATATCAACATCATTGGTTTCCCAAGATTCCCAGACAATAGGAGTCACACCAGATCTAATACCATCTTCATCAGTAGTAATTTCTGATCCTAAAATCGCAGCAACGGCTTCAAATGAACCTTCTATCTCAACATTATTAGCTTCAATTTGATTTACATCAATCCAAACATCAGTATTTGGTGTCATGGTAATTGAACCAGCCCAGAATGTCACCATGTATGGTGTAACACTTTCAGACCTGGTTGCAAATGGGTTCTTCAACCACTCAACTTCTGTAAAAGAAAGAGAAAGAACATCATCGTTTCTTACAACATTGGATCCTAGAACTTCTGCAAATTTTGAATCACCATTACTATTTGTTGTTGTTCCAATACCAGAAATGGTGTTGTTACCAAGAACAAGATTAATCGCGTTACAGTAATGAGAAGGTCTACAAACATTGTTTTGTTTGTCGATGCTGTTCTTGATTCCAAGTGCAGGATCTTGAGGAATAACAGATGTAAAGTTATCAATAAAGATACCAGACTTAAATCTATCTAAACCATTAGCATCGGGAGTAAACTGATTGATTGCGTTCGTCTCAAGTTGACTTAGAGAAGTGTAATACTCAAGATTATTAATTCTCTGTTCGAGTCTGGAGATATCAGACATTTGATATCTCTTATGATTTACAAACTCAATTTCAGCATCACTAGTTGTATACAGATATGGAGGAAGTGTTACATTGGCAATATTCATCGCTCCAGAGATTGGATCTGGAAGTTTGGGTTCATCATCGGGAACACCATACTTGATGATAAATTTATTTTCAACCGTGAGATAGATTCTGTCGATTCTACCAAGATAGTAACTGTAATCGACTACAATAGATTCATCGGATGCAATGATGTCCTTTGAACTATGTTGATTACCAGTGAAAGATCTACCAAAGAATTCAAATGGTGATCTTGCTCCAGCGGATACAGTATATGGTGATACTCTGGGACGAGCATCGATCATATCAGAAAGTCTATAAATTCCGTGATATGGGATTTCTGTTGAGAAATCGTAGTCCACATAAGAAGAAGCTGTGGTAATATCTCCATCATCAGAACTGTCATATGATGATGAAATATAACACAGTTTCAACTTTTTAGTTGGTGACTGTGCATCACTTCTTCTTTTCAGTTTAGATACTCCATAGAATGTATCAGTCTGTCCACTTAGAAGTCTATAGTTATTCGTGATACTTTTACTTCCTTTGTCTATATTCAGAGCAACAGCAGAAACACCAGAGTCCAAGAAGTTAACAACCTCACCATTAGCAAAGGTTTTATTTGACTCAAAGATAAAGTTAATACTAGTATCACTCTTTCTCTCAAATACAAGAGCTCTGGTTCCACTCAGATCACCAACAACAGTATCACCAATAATGATATCATTCGTAGTAGCAGTAGGACCATCCAAAGAACCAGTAGTCATACTTGGAAGAACTGGATCGTTCTCATCAGAACTCTCATAGAGAGCATACATCATGTTGACATCAGGAACATTAATACTAATCTGTTCATCCTGAACTCTAGTACCGAATGGGAATGATCCATAAGTCAGACCATCATTCAACGTTGTTTCACCAATACCAGATGCTGGGTTGGTAGACTTGTCAATGATGATACTTTGATTAATATTTTTCTTCTTTATCTTCGACTTGACCTTATTTTTGTTGATGGTTGTAACCAGTGTTGCACCAGTATCATTAGAACCAAGACCATTGATGGTAAGGGTCGTGTTACCACTAGTAAATGAGAATCTATCTTGTGTCAGAGTCTCTGTCTGACCATTAGAACGAATCAGTGTATATCTCTCTTCATCGAAGGGAAGGAATGTCTCGTTAGCACCGGTGCTAACAGAAGACATCGTGTTATTTGTGATTGATACAGTAAAAGTTCTACGAATAACTAGTTGAGAATTTGTTGTATCTACCTCTGATACATTTTGTTTTGGCGACAAACTATAGAGTGACTCAGACCTAGCTGCATTTCCTGTACTACTTTGTCTTTGTTTTTGTGTTTCAACAATAGAAAGATCGGTGACATTGATGTCAGTTGATGGAAGATCACCAACAATATAATTACTTACGTTTTGAACAGCCTCTACAGTAAGTTCATTTGTGGATACATTCGTGACCCTAGCCAGAGAAGAAAGATCATTGGTTGGATTTGAATAACGAATCAGATTACCAGTTGAAGTGATCCCAGGCCAAGTAGTTGCAGGAGAAGTGATAACTGAAACACCACCACTTTCTGCCTTAATAGAGGCAATACCAACTGTAGTTTTGATTGTAGGAATCAGATCAGCATTGAATATATTACCACTTACATTACTATGAAGTGATTTAGTATCAGAGATCTCAAAGTTTGTAATCTTTGTGACAGTTCTAGAAGTGGTTTGATCACCATTAAAAGTTAGTTTTTCACCAACAAAGAATTCACCGTTAACATCATAAGCCGTAAACCCTACTCCAGTAGTAGCATATCTAAGATATGCAGTAGCACCACTATTCTCACCCTTAACGTAAGTAGGGATAGTTAGAGTTGAAGATTGATTTACTTCGAATTCAGTATATGTTTGAATATCAAACAGTGACACATCCCACTGATTCAAATCAGGAGTGGTTGTGTCATAAGAACCAGACTCTAGAGCGATGTCATAAATTCTAGCAACACCAATTTCTTTACCAGCAGCTGCTGAAGCACTAGATCCAATTCTTTCATCTCTCATTGAGATGAAATTGTTATCTGCGAAACCTAGAGTAGGAGAACCATGTGCTCTGTTTACAGTAAAGGTGGGACCAAAACCAAAGTTAATTCCTTGACCCTCAAGTGTTTTTGTAGTTCTTGGTTTAGGTGCATCAAGGTAAACCGGAGCTCTTACATTAACTTCATAACCTTTAACATATGCTTTACCAGGAGCAACCTTATAGATTGCAAGATCCTTACTTGGTGTAGAACCTTGGTTTGTTTTTTGATCAGAAGTGAATAGACCTCTATTACCAATATCATTATTGAGTGAATCTTTTACACTGGTAACAAACTCTCTGATATAATAGTTACCAGACTCATCAAAAGTTCTTCTAGCTAATTCGTCACCAAGATAGTTATACTCAGTATTTTCTTTATAGTCTCTTAAAACACCATTTCTGACTTCCGTTAACTGAACAAAGTTAGAGTCCTCAAAGTCTTCTGGATCTCTTTTTGAAAGAGTAGCAGTAATTCTAACTCTATCTGCACCAGGTGCAGTAAAGTTATTAAATCCTTGTGCATTATCATTCAGAGTTGGATCTACGTCAGCACTAACAACTTCTTCACGGACGTTGAAACCAATTCTATAACTTGGTTTGTTTGAGTATTGATCAAGAATTTCAATATCATCATAAACACTTACAAAGTGACCTCTTAGATAATAAACACCACTGCTCATAGCAAAGGCAGAACCAACAGCAGGAGCGTTCTGAGTCAGAGTTTTAGCAAAACCCTCACCAGCTGCAATAAAAGTAGTTGCATACTGAATGGGTTCAGTGAGAGTTAAAACCTCGTCACTAGAAAATGTTTGTGATTCTTCGTCGGTATTACCTGATTCAAAGTAGTTTACATAGATTGTATAGGTTCCTCTTTCTGATTCTTCATTATCAATACACTTGACAACTTGAGCAGTAACACCTGATGATGCACCTTTGATTGTCTTACCTTTTATTTGATCCAAATAAATGGATACAGGTACTCCAAGGAACGTGTCTTCAATTTGAATAGCATCAAAGTCACTAAGATATGTAAGTTGCCCAGGAATGACCTTAGCACCTTCTTTAAAAACATGGTTACCAAACTTCTCTACCTGATCTTGCAGAATAGACTGAAGGTTATTCAGCTCCCTTGCCTGAACAGGATAGGCTGGTTTGAATAGTACCTTATAATAGTTGCTCGCGGGGTCAAAGTCGTCAAAATAAGGAGCAACGTTGAGGTTAGTTTCCTGTGGCATAATTCTTTAGAATTGCAAGATAATCTTTACGTCTTCTTTCTGAGATGAAGACCTCGTTACCGAAGGTCTATTATCAACATAGATCATACTTCCACTGTATTTCTCAACTTCTGGTTGAGCTATACCATTGACAAAATTCTGACCCAGATAGTAGGTACGACTATTTATTACGGTTGAAACACCTTGGAATGCAGTTTGAATAGCAAGATTGTTACTACCACCGACAATCTCAAGGTTACCGCCTGGATCGATATTCTCTGTGAAACGATTCATTCTGAATCCAAACTCAGCGTTGTTTACATTTAGAGTTCCATCAGAGTTAAAACCACAGTTGGATCTATCTTGCCAATACTTCAGAACACCAGTGGTTGGGTCATAAGAAACAACTCTACCAACGGCTGTAGAACCGATACCAATTGTTTGTGTAATCTTAGAATCATATGTGAATGTAGTTTCACTGTATCCAGCACCAGTGAGTCTCAATGCATAAAGGGCACTGGCCTTATCTACACTAAGGAGTGATTCAGTTCCGTATGAATTTGGATTTTGAACAATACCAACTCTAGCAAATTGGTTACCGGTAACAAAATCAGGATTTTCAGTATCATTTTCAAAACGAGCATAGTTCAGAACATTATATGCTCCAAGTTCATTATAAATGTCAGCACCATGTCCACCTTTAGGGGGAATAATAACATTGAATACAGGAGAAGAAACACCTGAGGGAACGCCACCAGCTGCCAAATCTACAGTTCCAAATGTATAGTTTTTACCACCTTTAGAAAGAGTAATCGACTCAACTTTAGAATCATTGTTGACAACGATAGTTGCCTCTGCTCCATTACCATCACCAAGGATAGGAACATTAGTGTAGGTGATATTTGCCGTACCAATACCAACACCACGATCTCTAATAGTAATAATTTTCAACTGACCACTGGTCTTAACATTCTCTCTCACAGAAGCGTGTTTGCTACTTGTAAACCAATCTGTGGGAACAGGAATATAGTTTGTAGAATCAAACTTAATTGCTTGACTAGGGGGAATACTATACAGATATTTCCAAATGTACCCATCACCAGAGGAACCAGCCTCTCTGGGTTCTAAATCTGTAAATGTAGGTTCATCTAGTGAAGGTCCACCCTGATAATTGTTTTCAGGAGTTGCATTGTTAAACAAACAAGCATAAACCCTGAAGTCGGAGTTGATTACAAAGTAGTTTGCTGAATAAAGATCAAATGCACCAGAGGGTTGTGAAGGGTTATCTCTTGTAATATCATTTCTGTACATGTCATAGGTAATACCTGATGTCCAGACGTTCTTCCTCACAACCTGAGTGATATCACCAGGATTGATTTTCTTCATGGCAATCATTGTATCCCAGTTGTCCTCAAATTGAGAAAAACTGTCTCTGGGAGAAGGAGGATCCTGATCCCAGTTTGTCTGATAATCAGAAGAATTTGGGAGACCAATAAATGCGTAATAAGAGTTAGATGTTGACTGAACTCCAGCAACAAAATTTCTTGCATTCAGAATACGAAGTTGGTCAGTAATTATTGCTGCCATTGTTTACAAGAGTTTTTAGTATTTATAGGGTTATCTGAGAGTTGGATAGATGAAAATAGTTCCGCCCATCGCAACGTGTGAAACACACTGATAATAAAGCGTATCAGGTGAGTTAAATGGAACTTCAAACTTCACAGTGCCATTATTTGTTCCATTGTTGGTAACACCATTGTTGTATGGATTACCGATGGTTCCATTCTGAGTATCTTGAATCTGGAATCCATGTGCACCCATACCATTCACAAACTCATAGACATTTCCTCTTGCCAGATAGAGGTCAGGATCATTTGTTGTTTGTGTGAAACCAATACCTGTGAAAGTATAATCATTAGAACCATTGGCACCCAATGTCCAACGACCATCAACCAATCCAGAACCATTACCAGTTGCGGTAATGAATCCAGCACCATTCGTTAACTCATTGTTATTGGTTGGGATTGTTGGTTTGTTACTTAGATCATTATAGTTACGAGAGAATGTACCAATACCAGTTAACCCAGAACCATCACCAGTGATACTAGTAACAGTCACAGAGGCGAGTGTAGAAACACCAGATACAACCAAACTATCAGCTAAAATATTGGCCGTTGTAATTCCACTACCACCACCAGAAGCAGTTACGGTAACAACACCAGCAGATACTGGAGATACCGAAAGATTAGTTCCAAAGTTAATTGTTCCAGCAACACCAATGACAGAATCACTATCACTAATATTGATACCGGTTCCTGCTGCCGTGACACCAGTGATTCCAGAACCATCACCATAGAAATTAACAGCAGTTACAGAAGAACTAGCTGAAACATTCGGTGCCGAAAGGATATTACTGAAAGCGTTATAGGTAAGATTTGCTTTTGTGAATACATTCTCATTTGTTGGAGAACCATTGTTACCCTCAACAAAGGTTACATTGTAATCTACATCCAGTGATTGAGATTGTGTTTTGACTTGATCAGATGATCCAGAGTTACCAGTGAAGTTGTCACCATAGATCTCATTGACCTCAATAGAAGTGGTTCCAGTAATGACACCAAGAGTAGAAACACCTGTTACAACCAGTGTGTTGGATCTAGTATCTGCCGTAGATGCCAGAATTTTGGTATTGAATACGGCTGTATTTCCTACACCAGTAAATGAAGATACTTGTTCTCCCTCATATCTAAAATCAATAGAGGTAAATCCAGCACCAACATAAACATCATCAAGTTTCAGACCAACAGAACCAGAAGCGATAACTCCTGTAAGACCAGAACCATCACCACTAACATTAGTTGCTACAATATCAGTAGCGTAGATATTAGTAGCAGAAATTGATTGAGTGCCTGTGACAACACCAAGAGTAGAAACACCGGTAACTGCAAGGTTATTAAATGTTTGAACACTATTGTTGAGGACAATACCAGTCAGGTTAGTACCATCACCATAGTAAGTAGCTCCAGTTACAACACCAAGAGTCGAAATACCAGTAACTAGAATATCATTTGCTTCAAGGTGATTGATATCAATAGAAGGACTACCAGTAAGTCCCTGTGCATTTACAGCAACTGTTGCGATACCAGCTGTGGTCGCAAACCCAGCAAAGGTCGCGTTTGTTGATAATCCAGCGTTAGTTGCGTATCCAGCTAAGGTAGCGTTAGTGGATAAACCAGCGTTGGTTGCGTATCCAGCGAAGGTAGCGTTAGTTGACAGTCCAGCGTTAGTTGCAAAAGTTGCAATACCTGCTACATCCGCGTATCCAGAAGTTGTGGATACTCCAGAAGTTGGAGCAAATGTTGCAACACCAGCATTAGTAGCAAATGTCGCAATACCAGCTACATCGGCGTATCCAGAAACAGTCGAAATACCAGCTGTGGTTGCAAACCCAGCAAAAGTTGCGTTTGTTGCAATACCTGCTACATCTGCGTATCCAGAGGTTGTAGATACTCCAGAAGTTGTGGCAAAAGTAGCATTAGTGGATAAACCAGCATTAGTGGCGTAAGTGGCAATACCAGCTACATCTGCATATCCCGCAAAATCCGAATCATTGTTGAGAATTCTAATGGAACCACCCATAGTTCCATGAGTTTTACATTGATAATATAGCTGATTTGGAGCATCCATCTGGACATCCCAAATTGTGTCACCATTTACAGTAGAGGGATTAGTGATACCATCTGTGTATGTACTTGCACTTCCAATAGAACCATTTGGATCTGTTTGGAATTGGATGGGATGCCTACCCATCTGATTGGTGAATCTATAAACTCCACCTCTTACTAAGTACAGTTCTGGATCATCTTCATCTGTAGAAATACCAGGACCAGTAAATCTATAGTGTGAATTGTTTGATGGGTCTTCTCCTACAACCCAACTACTTGTGTAGGATGAAACCCCAGCTGTGGTTGCATGAACTGCGTTAGTGGCGTTTGTTGAGAGTCCAGCGTTAGTTGCAAAAGTGACAACACCAGCAGAAGTAGCGAAGGTTGCAATACCGGCAACCTCTGAATATTGAATATTAGTTACCTTACTCCCGTCACCGTGGAAGTTTCCATAGAAATCTGTAGCCTGAACTGAATCAGTTCCAGTAACGATACCTAAGGTAGATATACCAATAACAACTAGAGTATCTGCGGTTACAAACTCAGTTGTAGCCAAACCAGTAATCTGAGATCCATCACCAACTAAAGTATTAGCAATAACTGGACCAGTGACTTCGATTCTTGGAGAAAAGATGGTTCCAATTCCCATCGTATTCACACTGGTAATCATCCCAAGAGTAGAGATGCCAGTTACAATTAGAGATTCCGCATTAATGTTTTCTGTATTCGCCAATCCAGTGATGGTCACATCACCAAAAGAAGTGGAGATACTAATAAAGTTACCAGCGGTAATACTAGTTACAATACCTGTGAATAGGTTTGTACCGTCACCAATAGTTGAGTAAACCTCATCAAAATTGGTATTAATCTTACCACCAGCTGCTCGCAGAGTATCACCAGTTCCATCATTTGCATTGGTTCCGGTGTTTATACCTAATTTTGCCATTACTCGCCAGGTATTATTTCGTAGAAGTATTTAGATGATCAGTAATCGATCACATCGTAGTTCTTGAATTTCAGATCCTTAAATCTTCTTACATAGGTAGAAGTTGTAAGACCTGAGTATCCATTACCACCGTAGAAGTTGAATTGTTGAGCATCTGGTCTACCCTTAACGTTGATTTTACCCCAACTGTATTCACCGAAGTTAAATGCAGTTCCAATACCACCAGAGAATACTTCAAAGTTAACTTTATCCATTGTAAACAAGGTAGAATCAAACTTATAAAGATTAGAGTCGAAGGAAAGACCATCACTAGAGAAACCAACAATGTTAGTAAATACTCTTCTAACAGCTGTGACACCAACACCGATTACATTGACGTTCAATGTAGAAACACTATCAACTTGATAGATGTTATTGATAAACTCTGTAGAAACACCAATTCTAGTAGTATTATCATTCTCCAAGGTAACAACAGTTCCTTTAGAGTGAGTCATAACACTATTGAACACAGTGAAGAAATCACCAGTTTGAATACCACTAGTGACAACTGGATCAGATACCAGTGAGGTGTTCCTCATCCAACTATCATTTGGAATATAGAAGTCAAATACGAATTGAGTTTTAGGTGCTACAGTTACAGTACCAAATCCAACAATGATTCCATAATCACCAGAGTAATCAGAAACATCACATTTCTCAATTGCATATTTTGGTGGTTCAACCATCACAATAGGAGGATTGGTTGAAGTGTATCCAGAACCTGCTGAAATAATATTCAAACCAACAATTTGTTCATTTTGAATGGTAGAATCAACAAATGATCTAGTTCCATCAAGAGGATTAGCGATAGAAATTTGTGGATTTGCTGTATATCCAGTTCCAGGATTGACGATGTCAAATCTATCAATCTGACCAAAATCATTTACAAATGCCGTGATGATACCAGTGACATTCTCATCCTGAGAGATGAGTTGAATTACATTTTGATATCCTTCTTCCTCAGTCTCATTAACCGCATCAAATAGAGGTTTCAGACTATCAATGTAGAATACAGTTGTAGTAACACCAACAGACTGAATAAGATAACCAAATGGGAAGATATTTGGTTCATAGTGCATTCTGGACTTACCAACTTTCTCACCATCAATAACAACGTCAGAGAGTTGTTTACACCAGGTTACTGGTCTCAAGATTGTTGTTTCAGTAGTAACACCTGGGTTTACATAAGGTGTTGTTTTCACAGAGTCAATAGTGTTAATACCAGTAACAATTCTATCTTCCTGAACCAAACCAAATGTTTGACCTTTATTTGGATAATGGTCAATTTTCAGACTATCACCCTCCTTCACAGTTTCCAGAATATCCTTGAACAAGACATCCTTATCTCTAGTTCCCTTATAGAAGAAGATCTCTCCTTTGTCACCAGGTTTTGGTGCTTCGAAGAATCTGATAACAGAACCACCCTGCATATCATAGGATTCACCAGGTTCTTGAAGAACACTATTTACAAATACCAAGAGAACATCTTTAATTTCAATTTGGGAGCCTTTTCTTGATACAACAGCAACACCCTCACCACCAATACTTAAGTTGAAGGTTTTGGTGATACCATCAAATTCATCACTAATAGAATCAAAGACCTCAAGTTCACCCATATACCAACCATTGAACTGATCCTGTTGAGTTCTAATAGCTTCAATTTGGAACTCACTGAGAGTTCCTCCAGTAAGAGGAATACCGGTTGTTCCACCGACACCAATAGTTAGAATACCTCTGTTACCATATCCTGTTCCCTTGTCAACCAGTTCAAAGTCAATAACACTTGAACCCATACCAACAGTGATATCAACCTTGGCTCCAGTTCCAACACCGGCTGGTGAGGATGCACTGTAGATAAGAGGAATATTGTCATAAGGAAGAGGTGAATCAATTACAACTTCGGGAGCCGTACTGTAACCAGAACCACCATTGGTAACGGCAACACCAATTACATGACCATTAGATACAGTGGCCACACCAACATAGTGGATATTTGGTACACCTGAACTATAGGTCTGAACACCAACTCTGACTGTCTGAAGACCAGAACGATAACCCGAACCAGTGTTTCCAATACTAACAGCCGTAACTGATCCACCAACAGATACAGTAGCTGTACCACCAGCAGATACCAGAGGTTGATATCCAAATCCAGGAGTAGATCCTACTTCCATCAGAATACCACCACGAGGATACGTCTGAGTATTGTTCTCACCTGTGTATTCATCGGCCAAGAATCTGATGGTTGTACTACTACCAGATTCAGTCAAATTGTATGATGGGGACTCATCACGACCATTTCTAGCAACACTATCAGGATGTTGGAATACACCGTTAATCAATACCCAAGCGTTATCAGTAGAAATACCAGTAACATCATTACCTTCATACTTCAGTGTAAAGTCACTTCTAATACCAGTGAACTGAGAAGAGATGTCATCAAAGACGTGGTTATT